GTCGTTGGTTGATTTTAAGTTGACCGCGAAAGATTATTATCGCAACTTTTTTGTTAAGATTGAGAAGTGGGTGAAAGATGCAGAATATGCACCTCGTGCCATTCAAGGCATGAGTGACCGTTTGCAAGCCACAATCGGGCCCTTTTTCTACTCGCTGTCCAAGGTTCATAATAAGGTATTAGGTTTGGAATCGCCTATTTGTTACGGCCCCGGGCTAACTGCTGAGCAGATCGGCTCATGGATACAAGAGTGGAGTGAAACTTACCCGTTCTTCTATGCTGCCGATGCCGTTCGCTTCGACGCGCACTTGAAGCGACCAGCTTTTGACCGTATCAATAAATTTTATAAGTCTGTGATCCAGGCGCCACGAAGAGTAACCGATGCTGTCAGCAACAAGATTGACAAGGTAGGTTATACGCGTTTCGGGATCCGTTATGAAGTGGAGGGCACTCGTGCCTCCGGTGATTCTGACACAACTGAAGGAAATACAGGTTTCACAATTGCATCAACCAATGCCGCTCTGATTAAGCAAGGTTTCCAAGGCCCGGGGATCGATTATGCTTTGATTGCAGCGGGTGATGACCAGTTGTTTTTCACTTCTAGGCCAATTGATGAGGTATTGTACCACCAATATCAGCTGGGTTTGGGTCTCGAAATAGAGCTCATCCCTGGCAAGCATTTGTTCGAAATTGATTTTTTGAGTGCGCTCGCGTACCCTTCTATGGATGGGGTTGTTATGGGTCCGAAGATCGGTCGCCTTTTGGCTCGTCTTGGAACCGCCTCTACACCACAGTCGGATTACAGTGAGTACATGTACTCTGTTGCTCATGGTCTCTTTAACCTCACACATCATGTCCCAATTTTGCGGACTTTGATATGGAAGATGATGGCGTTGGGCACCGAAAACGACAAAATTGAATTTGAACACTTTAAAATGAACGCCACTGCTGCCCACGGGATACACAGTGATGTTTATGGATTTGTATGCGATAGGTACAATGTCAGTCTGTCTGTTATTGACGAGATTGAATCCGAGATTACCGGTATCTGGGTGTTCCCACATGTGTGGGAACACCCGTCGATCATTGAAATGATCAGAACCGATAGTTAAAGACCTCATCTTAAAACGTAGCCCACCGCGGGGGAATACAAGTTGCGGTGTCACCTGATTAAACGTAGGTGCGTAGGCGAGTTAGGTCATTTAATTGACCGGGCCAAAGAATAATTCACTAAGGTGAACTTCAAATGAAAGGACAACAAAACAAGGTTGCCACGAAGCCAAAGGCACCGCAACCGACAGTTGCGCGCACGCGTCAACACAACAAACAAAAGAATGTTGTGTTGCCCGTCGCCACTGCCAGCAACGTACCAGCGCGGTTTGTCAAACCGCGCAACCCTGCCCAGAAGACCACCACCCGTTTGACCAAACCGTTGGTTGCGACTGTTACGCAACCGAACGGCAAACCATTGCAGGGTCGTGAGTCTGCCGATAGCGGCATTGGCAGGATGAACAGGCAGGGGACCTCCATTGAGCGAGTGCAGGGGAATCACAAGAACCTGCGCCCTGACCCACCTGGCATTGCGTCTGAAAAACGCGCCGAACGTTTTCTTGAGAAGAACATGAAGGCTGAGGACTTGCTCTCACCCGACGCCGTGCGGTATTGTCGTCTCCTTGACGACCCGCTCAACGCGCCTTGGGGTGATGAGGGCGAGGTGCCCGTCCGGCCACTTGTTTACCAAGAGACGGTGCCACCTTCAACGACCAAGACGATTCGTTGTTTTGGTCAGCAAGAGGTGATCGTCCCTGCCGGTGAAGAGTGCTGGGTGGTATTCTGCGTCGGTGCAGGCTACCAGGGCAATTTCTCGTCGGATGACGGGGACGACATCGGCGTTGCTTCGCCCAACTACATTGGCGGTGTGCCAGGCACGCAGCTTGTCACGTTGGGTGCGCCAAACGACGGTCGCGGTTTCTTGATCCCTGGCGGTGGGGCGACCGCCGGCCTCGGTGTCGGGGTTGCTGGGTACTACTACAGCAGCTCAATTGGTTCCAACCCGCCTAGCGTGTCAACCGCCGTTGCCGCGCCTGTGCGCAACGCCTTGTTCTGGGGGAACCCAGTTGCATTTGGCGACATGCGCGAAGACGACGGTTCGACGTACAAGTATCGGCCTGTCGCTGGCGGGTTGCTCATTACACCCGACGAAACCACGTTCGAACTTGGTGGCCATTATGACGCGATGATCATTCCACAGGCCACCAACTCACCTTACGTGAGCGCTGCTGTTGCTGGCCATGGCAACTCATCCAACGTGGCCGACATTCTCGCACTGCCCGACCATTGCATCCAGCGTGCCGATGAGTCCATTATGGTCAATTGGTTGCCTGGCCGACAAGACTACTCGTTTCTTAAGACATACCCATCCGGCGACGTGCAATCGATCTTCACCTCCGCACCGAGCCTGTTTGTCGACGCACCCAACGCTCGAGTTTTCGTGAAGATCTCGCCGCCTGACAATGCCAACGCGCACAAGTTTGTCGTCAGCTACACCGGTTTCTACGAGGTGGCTGGCCAGTGCGTGCAACAGGTGGGATCTGTGCCGCGTGCCTCACCCAACATTGGGTCCAAGATTGCGACCTCTGTCCAAAACAACCTCAACATTGAGCTTGACGATCGCTCACGGCAAGTCACCGAGGGCGCGACTCTCGAAGTCATGAAAGACCATCCCAAAATTGGTCCGATGATTGAGAATTGCGACTCCATGCCCAAGGCCAAGAGCACGTTAAGCGAGATAATCGACTTCGGCAAGGATTTGTTGCCGCTTGTCGGGTTGCTGCTTTGAAATGTTCACCTTTGTGAACACTTTGACTTAAAAATAAAAACCAAAATAGGGTTTTGGGGCTCCTTTGGGGCCTCCTAGCC